GCAAAATACAGCACCGTACCGCTGGGCACCATGCCCAACAGGTCGTCCGCATTGAGAATCCGCTTACCGTCATAGCGCAGCTCGCCGTCGTTGCGCATGGATAAATATTTGCCGCTTCTTTTGTTGTAAAAATAGGAGTTTACGTTGTTCGAGCCGATTTGCAGGCATTGGTTGGCGGCAAAGTCGGCCACACTGTCGGCCACCATTGCGCCCGCCTTAAAGAAGGCGGTGGCAGTAAAGGTTTTTTCTCCTCCGACGTTTTGGTTATCGGTAGTCTTGACCGCGCCGGATGCCGCGTTTTCCGCCTCCACCGCCTTGTCATATGCGGTTTTGACCGCTTTGGGAGTGGCTGCCTGCTCTTCGCTGTTGCTGTTGGTGGCGGATGAGAGTTGCGTAGAGCCTGCCTGTGTCGTGCTGGCTTTCAGCCCTTTGCCCGCGTGTATTGCCCATTTCCCTGTGTTGTTGCCACTGTTCGGGTTGTGGGTATTGGCATCAACCAAGCTGATGTATTCGGTATCCAGCGTATCGTTGATAAGCACTGCGCCTTTAGGGTAACCGCCGATGGCGTCGCAAAAGGCCTGGTCGAAGCGGTAACGCCCGCCTTGGTTTTGCCAAACGGTGTGTGCGCTGATTTCATACAGCACGCCGTTCATGTCTTTGCCGCTGGGCGGTTTGCCGCCGACGGAAATCGGGGTCATGGTGATGCTCGGGAAGCCTTCGGCATAGGTAGCGGCTTCCTGAGCTAACCCACCGTTGCGTTCGGCGGGGATATTGTTTTTCAGTCCGTCCGCTGCCCATGGCTTGGGTAGCAATTTTGGTTGTGGCATGGTTTAAACTCCCATAAAAAAAGCACCCTCGCCGAAGGGTGCCAAGTTGGCTTCGATGTAGCCGAAGGTTTTGTCCGCCTCCGGCTCGTAAAAATCCAGCAGTACACCGCTGGGTCGCGGCAACAGGTCGCTTTGTCGGATGATGGCGCGTTCCACCGGCAAGAGGTAAAACTCAAACACATAACGCGCGGCCATCGTGCCGTTTTTCACAAAATACGCCCGTCCGCGCGAGCCGAACATCTCACGCAGCAGACGGTTGATATGCGGGGCGGTGGCGTAGATGATGTTGCTCATGGCTTTCAGCATAATCACGCGGCGGTAGGTATCGTCGTCCAAGCGGTACAACCGCTCCAAGTTCTCCCCAACGCTCCATACGCCGTTGTCAAACGGAGCAAATCCCTGCGTAAATCCGATGTATTCGTCTTGCGGGATAATCATAACTTCCCGTGCGATGCCGACAATCGCTCCCCAAATATCCAGCCCGAACCCTTGCGCGGTGGATACGTTCCACACGGTATCGTAAAACCGCTGCTTGTCGGTGCGCGGGTCGATGCAGTCGTCAAACCGCCGTATAAGGCGGCAGATGACCGGGCTGTTGGCATATTGGCTGATTAAGGTTTCGCCTACGGTTATCATACGCTCACCACTTCGATATTTTCGGCACGGACAATGGGCGTTTGGTCGATGCCCACGGCCACGGAATTGCCCATGCTGCCGGCAGATAAGCCGATTTCCACGTCCAACACATGTACGTTAGGCACAGCCTTCACCACGGGGGCAACATAGCCGATGGCATACAGGTTCGCGCCGATGCGCCCCTTGAAGGCATTGATAATGGCCTGCTTAATGGCGGTATCCGCACCGATAAACGCCCCGCGCTCGATTTTGATGCGGAAATACACCGGCAACTCGTTGGGTCGCATGAAGGTGACCTGATAGGCGGGTTTCGGGTCGCTGTAGCTGTGGTCGTACACCGTGATTTCGGTGTTGCCGTTGAAGTCGCAGCCGCTGCCTGCGTAGCGCAGCACGGTTTCAGCCACCGCCGTATCGTCCCCGCCCACCGCCGCCACATAAATGCTGTGCGGCTTGAGGGTGTAGTTGGTTGCGCCGGCCTGCACGCTTTGGCCTTTCGGGTTGTCGATGACGTACACATCACGCACCCCATCCAGCGCAAACACATTGGCATACACCGCCTGCGGCGTTCCGTGGGCATTGACGGCCACGCTGCGCCGCCTGCGTTCGGCAAATTCGGCGCGGCTCTCTTCCGCCCGTCCGGGAACGGCAGGGCGTGGGTTGTCCACCCTGTCCAATCCCACCAAGGCCTGATATACAACATTCACGCTGTGGGCGGGGGCTTCAATTTGTCCGGCGGCAATGAGTGTGCCGCTGACTTTGCCGCCGATGGGGATGCCGATTTCCTGCTGCAAAGCCCATTGGTTGCCCGCTGAATCCTGCACAATAAACCCCTGCGGAATCTGCGTGCCGGGCAGCCCGACAAACTCGCACACCACCGCCGAATCGGTAGCAGGTTTGCGCTGCAAGAAGTAGATTTGGGCGACCGCGTCCTGCATCACGCCTTCGGCATATTCCGGGTGGATTTGATTGACCAGTTCGGCAATCACATTATTCTTGTCGGCAATCACGGCAGCCAGCGAGGAAGCAAGCTGCCCCTGCGGCGTTTCCAAATTCAGGTTCAGGCCGCCGCCGAAGGCATCGTTGAAATCGGCCAGCACGCCGTTCAGCACTTCGGTTTCGGTCGGAATCTGCAAGCCTTGCGGCGTGAAGCGGACGGGTGGGACATGACTGCTCATAGCGTTACCTCGTATTGTTTTTGGGCGTCGTCGGTAAATTGCAGGCTGCCTGAAAGCACGCGCCCGTCGCGCAGTTCAGCGGCCACGTCTGCCGCTACCACGCCGGGGACGGACAAAGCAGCCTGCACCAGCCGGTGCCGGTATAGCGCGAACGACTGTTTCTTGCCCAGCATTTCTTCAAAATAGGGGATGCCCTTTTCTGTGTCGTAATACAGTTCCCCGGCAAACAGGCGGCACGCTGAAGCCACATCCTGCGCCTTGGCGTAGGGGTCTTTCGCCAGCGCGATATTGCCTGCTGTATCAAGGGTTAAATCCCAACTTTCTTGGTCTAGATATAGCGTATTCATGTTTTTCCTCTCGGTTTCAAAGATAAAACCCCTTGCATATGCAGGGGGTTTTGTTTATGATGGCTACACTACTAAATTGTCTAGCGGATATTCGCCCCGTCAGCGCGCATTTTTTGTGCCTATCGGTTTCGTTGCTCTCTCCTTGCATGAGATTAGCGGCACAAAACGCCAAGTTTCTCTGGCGGGTCTATACGCAGAAATACAACACCTTCGGGGAATACTGCGAGCCGTCTAGACACGGTAGTTGAAGCCCGCCGCCCTATTCAGCGGCAATCACTAACTAATTGTCTAGGAGTTCATCATGAACGCAATTCAATCTTTCCAATTCAACGACATCTCCGTTTCCTTCCGCCAAGACGGCTACCTGAATGCAACGGCTGTTGCTACGCATTTTGGCAAACTTCCGAAAGACTACCTAAAAACGGAGCAAACTCAAGAATATATAGTTGAGCTTGCTGATAATTTGAGCAAGAGGAGAAAAATCCTCTTGGATAAAAATCAACTGGTTATTGTCAAACACGGTGGCAACAATCGCGGCACATGGCTACACCCGAAACTGGCCGTTCACTTCGCCCGTTGGCTCGACCCGAAATTCGCGGTTTGGTGCGACGAGCAGATTGAGCAACTGCTTTCAGGCAGCCTGCACCCCCAAAGCCCGCGCAAAGCCCTGCCGTCAGGTTTGACCCACGAACAACAGGCAGAAGTCAAAGCCCTGCACAACATCCTGCTCCAATCCGTACCGTTCGAGAAGCAGAAGGCTTTGGCGATTACGTTATGGAGCGCGGTCAAGTCCAAATTCAAAGTCGGTTACAAAGACGTTCCTCCCGAGCAGTTTCCCGAAGTATTGAGCCTGATGGCGCGGGTAGCCGTGGAAAAAGGGGCGCAATACCGCGAAGCCGAAACCGTAAATCTGGAAACCGTGCCGAAGCTGTTTGCCAATCAGGCCAATATCCCCTTCAACCTGAACCGCAACGCCCACTACGCCGTTACGGTGAAGGGCGGCAAAATCTACCGCCACACCGTCAGCTACGCCACCTTCCCGTATGAGGACAATATGATTCCGTGTTTGGCGCATCAGGGTTGATGCGGGGGTCTTTCAGGCAGCCTATACGGGCTGCCCCGTGTTGCCGCCGCCGGGCTGCACGCCGTTATGGACGTGGTGCAGCAGGCTGACGTCTTTCGCCTTCACATCGCCGTCGGCAGAAATCCCGCCGCCACCCGTGAATTGCGCCGTGGTTTGGGTATTGGCCTGAAAGGTTTGCGAGGTGCTGCTTACGCCGCCTTGGGCTTTCAGGCGGATATTGGTTGCCTCCATCTCAATATCGCCGGGCGAGAACAGCTTGATGCCGCCGTCCTTAAAATGGATATACTGTTTGGGCGTGCCGTTCAGGAATCCGCCGAAATACAGGCCGTCCGAATAATCGAAACGCCGCCTGCTTTGCGGAGCGGACGGCGCTTTGTTTTGCTTGACGCTGGAAATATCACGGCTGCAAAAGCCGCACATGCCAATGTCGCCCGGTTCGGGGTCGATAATCACGGCGTTGCCGCCGCCTTGCAGCCGGAAATACGGCACGTTGTAGATGATGCCGTGCGGCGTAACCGTGCCGTCGCCGCTGATTTGGGCAACCAATGGCTGCACGTCCACCAGCCCGACAGGGGCAAGCCCACCCGATTTGGTTTTGACCACCCGCACCAACGTTACGGTTTGGATGCGCGAGACGATGCCCGACACGATTGCGCTGATTTCGCCTGCGCCGCCTTGTGTCTGTTCGGGGCAGTATTGCGCCCAATTATTTTGTTGCGACTTTGGCATTTGTATCCTCCACATTGGCGGCTTTGATGTCGGCCAGCCATTTGCCGCCCGGCGTTTGGCTTTCCAAGTCCAGCGACAGCCCGAATACGCGCCATCTGCCGTTGCATTGCTCAATCAGGCTGCCTGCAACCTCAATCAGTCCGCCGAAGCGCAGGGCTTTATCGTACAGGCATTGCAGCTTCACGCCTTGCAAATCAGGTATCGGGTAGCCGATTAGGCCGGTGGTCGGGCTGACGATTGGCACTTCTATCATGCGCGGCTGCCCCTTGGGCGTGATGGCGACGGTTTCGTTGTCGATGTACACGTCTATATTGGCAGCAGCGGCAATCTGCTGTATTTTGCCCAGTTCGGTATTGTCCAAATACTGGTTGCTGATTTTGGCCTTTACGCCGTTGTTCTCAAAGCGCCTGCCCATGCGTTTGCAAATGGCTTCGATGGCTTTTGCCACATCGGTTTCGCCTTCGTGGCTGACCGCTTCGGCAGGCTTGAGTTGCCACAAAACGGCGGTGTGGCTCTCGATAACCAAGCAAATATCCGGCGCACCGCCCATTTCGGGGTAGGCAAACGTGATATTGCCGGTATAGACCACGCTCAGGTCGTCTTGCTCGCCTGCCTCCACCTGCACCAAGTTCATCATTGCTTGCTCGGTGTTCCATTTCATACGGAGCAGCTTCATGATGCTGTCCAGCTTCAAGCCGTACACTTTGATGCGGGCGGACGGCATCACCGCGCCGTTGCCGTAGTTGATTTGGCAGGAGGTGCGCAAACCTTCGACAACCAGCGTATCGTTGCCTTTCGCATCCCATACGTCTTTTTCCTGCCCCAGTTTGATGCTGATACGCAGGATTTTTTCTTTAATGCTCATCGCGGTACACCAAAATAAAACGGCTGCCCAGTTCCTGCCATTGCGGGTCTAGGCTGCCTGCGGTATCAACAAAATACAGCTCGCCGCGAAAGCCGCGATAAGCCTCGCCCACCAGCGGCATACCGTGCAGGCATACCCGTTCGCGTATCAGCACGCGCCCATCTGCCGACACAGTGGCATACAGCTTGCCCAATCTCGGCAGCAGAGATATGGTTACTTCCTGCCCGCCTAATGTGGCGCTCACTTTCTGCACAGGGACGGGCTTTAGGGGGATTTGGTAAATCATTTTCAGGCTGCCTTATTTCAAAGCCCAGACCAGCAGTGCTACTGCCGAAATTACCGCCGATAGCGCGACCCCACAAGCCAGCACCAAGCCGGCCTTATCTGCTCCATGTTTACTCATTTTCCCACCTACCCTTAATCTGTGTTTTCGTTTATACTTCATATATTGTTTAATCCTTGTCCGTTAAGGGTTAAATACAGAAACCCCGCAGAGTTGCCGCCCTGCGGGGTTTCGTTTTTTTATTCCAGCCCAAAGCCCTTTTTGATGGCATTAACGCCTTGTAAAGCTATGGATTCGTTGTTTTGTATCGGCTTGGTCTGCACCTTGCCGCCGTCCTGTTGCGCCTGCGCACCGTCCGGCTTGGTTTTGGTGTATTTCACTTCCACCTGCCGCACTTCGGCCAAATGGATATTGACCTTTAACAGCCGCGCACCGTCCGATGCTTCGCGGGCATAGTCGTAGCCCGTTATCGCCATGTTCGGATACACCGCTTCGGGCGTGATGACCAAGAACAAATCCGTGCTGTTGGCCAGCGTATCCAACAAGCCGAGAAACGCACCCCGTGCGAATACGCCGCCGCTCCCCTTGCTCATCTGCACCGTTACCGTGAACGGGTCGCCCACCTTGTTATAGCTGGCGAATGACCCGCGTTCAACAGGCGCATTGGACACTTGGGAAGTGCTTTGATGCCTGACCGATGTTACGTTGTCAGACAACAACAGTGGGATACCGTTTTGTCCGAAAATGCCCCAGTAATTGCCGAAAACAGCATTGATTAAGGCGGCACCGCCGAACTTAATCAGCGCGCCGCCCACGTTTCTTGGGAGCTTTGGCACATTCGGAATGCCGATTGAGTTCCAAGCCATAATCAATCTTTCTCTTGCCTTTGCCCAGCACCAAAGCCGCCGAACCTTGCGGCGCGGCGGTCTGGCTGCGGTCAGGCAGCATTAGGGGTTAAAAATTATTCTGATGCGCGAGGCACGGAATCATGCTGTCTTCGTGCGGCATCGAGGCGTAGCTTAGGGAATGACGGTAAATTTTCCCGTGCCGCACCGTTACGGCGTAATGGGCGTCCCGTTTCAAATCGAACGGGATATTGGCCTGACGGTCAAACAGCTTCGGCACGGTTTCCAGATTCACGGCTTCGGCTTCGCGGTATTGCGCCCCTTTTTCCACGGCCACCCGCGCCATCAGGCTCAACACTTCGGGGAACTGTTCGGGCGGCACGTCTTTGTAGCCGACTTTGAATTTCGACTTGACCGCGCTCCACAGGGTAATCGCCAAAGCCTTCTGTTTCTCGAACGGCACAGACTGGAGCAGAATATTGTGTAGTGCTTTGACTTCCGCCTGTTGCTCGTGGGTTAAACCGTTGGAAAGGGCTTTGCGCGGGCTTTGGGGGTGCAGGCTGCCTGAAACTTCTTTTTCCAACACGTCCAGCACCCAACGGCGGAACTCTTTAGCCACTTTGGTTCGTGCCAACATGCCGAGCAGGTGGCAGCCGCGCAGGCTGAATACACGCACCTGCTGTTTGCCGCCTGCGGTGGGCAGTTCGATAACTTGGGTCATGCTGTCGGTAAATTCGTCGGCGTTACGGTCATAAAGTTTTGCCATATCTGATGATGGATTTTTATAACCTAAGGCACTTCCAATCTGGAAGCTCCTTAACCAAGGCTGGCCGTGGATGTCGGTAATATCAAAATCGACGTTGTGAAAAGACAAAGAGAAATTAGTGTTCATGATAGTTTCCTGTAGGTTGTTTTCGAAGTTGCCCGAAATAGGCGGCCGCGAGGTTCGAAAACTCCCTACAAGAGCCGTGCTTATTCCCTGCCGAAGCAGGTATTGTATTCACAACCCTCGCGGCCATAGGAAACCTTCATCGCAACAAACATCGAGGAAACTATGGACGTAAAAAATTCACGCTGACGGGGTGAATGCCGTGTAGGGAGAGGTTTCGACGCCTCGTGGATGTGAATATAAAACAAAACCCCTGCAAATGCAAGGGGTTCAATCGCTCAATAATCAATTCCTCTAACAAGGTGTTTTACATGTACAAACCTCGTGCAATTATTACATCCATAGCAAGTAATTAGTGGAAATATCGGCGCATCTCTTAATTTTACGACCTTCCCGTCATACTTTTTTCGGTATTTCTGTGCTGTTTCACAATATTCCATATCCGGTGTGAAGGTAATAGAGACATGTGTAATCCCTGCCTTTTTGCTTTTCTCCCGACTTACCATTTCCCCGGCACGAAAATTGGCAATCCTCATTTCTACCTGAATCGATTTAACATTAAAATCGTTAGGAATGGTTTCATCGGTTGCCAACGCCTGCTGAATATCGGCAGAAATCAAATTGTACCGTTCAGCAGGCGGGTGTTTCCGCAAGTATTTAGCCAATCTCCCAATTTGCTTATTGGTCAGTTTCTTGGAAAGTTTTAACACTTTCTCTAACTCGTCAATTTCCAACAGCACTTTTTCTTTTGTATTCTTGGCTTTAACCGTAAAGAATGAGAACATAATATAGCTTTATTTCATGTAGTTAAGATGAATTTACACTATATCCAATCCAACAATCTCCTGCAAGTCATTTCAAAACCGCCAGTATCTCGGGTAGCCGCCAATATGCCGCCATCAGCAGCAGTGCGTAGAACATCCGCCGCAACGCCGCATACTTCGCAAACAATTCAAACATTTTCCGCACCTCTTTGTTTATGCTATACTTCATTCATGTTCTGCCTTTCCGTATCAAAGGTTTCAGAAACAGAAACCCCGTGAAGTTGCCCGCTTCACGGGGTTTCGCTTTTCAGGTAGCCCTACACCATCGCCGGCATAATCTGCACCATACGGTCACGTGCGGCAGCGGCAGCGTCGTCCATTGTGCCGCTAATGGTGCTGGCCGAAGATTGCACATGGATGCCGCCGTTGATGGCGAGTTGCATGTTGCTGTTGTTGGTAATCTGCTGTGCCTGTTGGCGGGCAGCAGCGCCTTGCCGCATGGATTGCAAACCGCGCTGGGCACCTGCCGCGACGGCCTGATTGCCTCCCAGTATCACCTTGAATGCAGGGGATGGGGTGCTTCCCGCAGGTGTGCCGTGGACATGGACGGCTTTCCCTGCGCCGAAGCGCTGTCCGGTAGCGTTGGCTTGCCTTTCCACATCGCGCACCCATCGTCTGGTCCTAGCACTGGCCTCTCCCAAAAAATAAGGGTTGGCATAATGGGTGTTGCCGCCGACAACGGATGCCATACCTGCGGCACGTTTTGCCAAGTGGTCGTCCACGCCTTTGCTGATGCGTGCGCTGACCCTGCTCATTGGCACATTCTGCACGCTTCCGTAAGCACTTCTCCGCGGCGCGTTAATATCGCTGAAAGCCCACCGTTCGTTTAAAACGGCACGGACATTGCCGCCCTTTTGATATACCCTGTTCAGGATGGTATCGACCACTCCGGCAAGCTGCTTATCGAATGCTTCGCCTTTCAGGCTGCCGACGACTTCGGTAGCGGCGACTTTTTTAATATCGATAATATCCTGCGCGGTAAGTCTGACCGTGCCGCGCGTTTGACCAGAGCCAAACAATGCCCCTCTCGCCGCTCTGGTTGCGTTTCGTGCCGCCGCCTGCGCCGAGCCTTCCGCGCCCGGCGTGTGATCGGTGGCGACATCGGCCGCTCCAGATACCCGTTCGACTACGTTCTGCACCTGATCCGCCACAAAGTTTACCGGGCGCATGGCCAAGCGTTTTGCCGCCGTCCAAGCCCCGTTGAAATTGCCGTTCATCAGCGATGTGAGGATTTCGCCCACGTCGGACAAAGCAGGGGCGAAGAACTGATAAATATCATTGGCCAGGCTTTTAAACCCATTGGCCAGTGAGCGCAGGGATACGCCGTTCTCGTCAATAAAACCTTTGAGCCTGAACCAGTTGAAGGCGGAATTTCCCGCTTCCGCCCATGATTTGTAACCAGTAACCAGATAGGCGAAGGCGGAATTCAGACTATCCACCGATACTTTTGAGGTTCTGATGTAGCCGGTAAACGCGCCCCAATCAAACAGACTCTTTCCGCCTTCCGCCCAAGTTTTGTAGTCGTCATAGAGCAGCACGAATGCTGCGCCCAGAGCGGCCACGGCAGCGGCGGCCAGCGCAAACGGGGCAATAAAGGCATACAGCGCCGTTACTGCCGACCACAGCACCGGAATCAGTACCACGCCCAATACAAAAGCCACCCCCTCGAAAACGTGCTTCATGGTGTTTTCGTTGCGCATCAGGAAGTCGGCAAAGCTGCTGACCAATTTCACCAGGCGCAGCAGATGCGGGGCGAGCGCATCGGCAAGCATGTTTTTCAGCGCATCCCATTGCTGGTTGAGATAGGCGCGGGAGCGGGTCAATTCGCGGCTGACGGCAATTTCTTTTTCGCCGGAATGGTAAAGGTTGCGCTGCATCTCCAGCATCTTTTCCATTTCGGCACGGCCGAGCATTAAGGTATTGATAGTGCCGTCGTCCAAACCCATGCTTTTAGCCAGATTGTAGGCCTGCACCCTGTCCATTTTGGAAAAGCGGTCGGACAAATCCAGCATGATGCTGTCAAGGTCGCGTGCTTTGCCGTCGGCATTGAGCAAGGCCACGCCGAAGGCATTAAAGAACGGCACCATAGAGGTGTCGCCCATAGTCGTCAGGCGCGTAATGCCCATACTCAGCCCAGCAAGGCTTCCTTTCATCCCTTCCGCGCTTCCGCCGGCCATTTCCGCCATCCCGCCCCATGCTTGGAGTTGGTTGCGGCTCATGCCGATATTGCGCGACAGGTTGTCCAGCTGTACGTTGGCTTCGGCGGCTTCCCGAATCAGCTTGTCTAATGCGTTTGAGCCGGTAACAAGAGCGAAAAGAGCAGCAGCGCCTTTCGCCACCTTCCCCATTGCTTCGGTAAGGTTTTTGGCCTGTTTGACGTTCTGTTTGACCTTTTCGGCGTGTTTGTCCAACCCTTTGCCGGATTTGCCCGTTTTTGCCTCTGCCTTTTCAAATGCCTCGGTCATGTCGTCCAATTTGGAGACTGCCTGCTTGGCTTCCCGGCTGAATTTGGATGAGTCAATGCCCAACTCCATAAACAGGGTATCAATTACTGTTGCCATAGCGGTTCCTAAAAAAGGCTACCCGATTTCAGGTAGCCTGTTGTGCCTTGTTGAAGGCATCGGTATTGACGATTTCGAGCAGGTTAAAGGCATCTTCCAGCCCGTACACGGTTTGCAGTTCGTGCAGGCTGCATATACGGGAGGAAACCAGCGTACCGATGGTTTGGGTCAGGTTCAGGTAGCCTTGTTGCCGGCTTCCTCTTCCCCGCCCGATGCCGAGGTCAGGCCAAAGGCGTGTTGCAAAAAATCGGTATGCAATGCGAACACCTCCTTTCGCAACCGCCACAGGGTCGTGAAGTCTTCCACGTCGTTGAAGTCCATATTCAACGGGCGCGGTTGGCCGCCTTCGGGAATAATTTGCACGCAGTCCAGCAGTTCGTTCAAGAGTGGGATAGCGTCTTCCGGTTTGACTTTGCCTAATGCACCAAGCGTTGCCCCCACCATGCCGATCATCCCTTGCTGCGGGGTGATGCCGCCCAAATCCACGCCGCTGTTGGCCAATGCCAAAAGGGCGCGCATCGCCCAGTTGTCGGCATGGGCGGCTGACATTTCGGTAATCAGAAATACCCGGCCTTTATCCCGCCCGTTCTCAATCGTGATTTGCTTGCTCTTTAACGCCATTTCAGATTTCCTCCGGTTTCACTACGATGCGGAATGAGTAAGTGGAGGATTCCAGCGTTTTCTTGGCGGATGTACCGCCTGGAACTTCCACCATGAAGCCGGTGGCGGAGTAGCGTTTCTTTACAGCCTTGATTTCAACCGAAAATTCCACCATGCGCGTTTCCTGACGTTGCAGGATGTCATTGGTAAATTGGTCGAAGTAGTCGCGCGATTTGCTGGTGGGCGCAAGCTGGATGTTGAAGTCCACTTCGAAGGGCGTGAAGCCGCCGGACTGTTTGCCGTCCACGCCCATCATGGTTTCGCCGATTTTTCCTTGCCCGAAGTCGAAGGCATTGTCGGCAGCGTAGCCTTCAATCTGTACGAAGTTGTCGTTAAAGCCTTTCACGCGCATCAGCAGGATGCTGTTGGCGGCGGTTAGGGTGCGGTCTGATACGGTTTGCATATATTTTCCTTTGCAAAGAGGCCGCCTGACAGTTCAGGCAGCCTGCATGGGTTTACTGTACGTTGATTGAGCCGAGGTTGATGTTGTGCACGCTGCCGCCGTCGGTGTACCACAGCTTCATCGGCATGGATTGGCGGTTGCCGCGCGTCTGCGCCGAAGCGTTCTGAATCAGCAGGAAATAACCGGTGCTTTCAATCTTCGCGGCGGCATCTACGCGCGCCTCGTTGTTAATCAGGGCGCGTTGCTGCTCGCTCAACAGCACGCCCGGCTGGATGCTGCCGAAGTTCAAGGCCTCGTTAATCGGGTCTTGGCAGGCGGCGCGTTGCAAGGCGATACCGACGGCGTTGTACGGTACGGCCTTGGCCGAGGTGAGCAGGGTCATCAGGGCAAGCTGCAACTGACTGTTGAGGCGGATTTGGTTCATATAGGCATCAATCCATTTCCATTTGCCGGGCATTTGGCCGGGGGATAAGAATAGGAAACGGTCGTTAGCCGTTGCCCATGCGCCGTAGTAGTTGTAACCGTTTTCTTCCAGATTATCTGCATCGGCTGCATTGGTTATATCCACCTCTAATCCAGCCTGACTCCGGAATTTCATCGTGGCGCGGCCTTGTGTTTCGGTGAAATCAATGGAAGCAATCGCGCCGCACAGGAAGGCGGCTTTGTCCAGCCCGCCGTCAATCGGGGCGGTGCCGTC